TCGCACTCGATTTTGAGGTCGTCGCGTTCTTCGCGTACACGTTCCAGGCTGTTTTGCAGGTCGTTGCATCGGGCCTCCCACATCGCCAGTTCGGACGCCTGCGTTTCGGTCATGCTACGATTTTAGCCTTTATTTTGCGGGCGTGCAAGAGGACGGCCCGTTCGATGGGTGAATGGCCGCCCCAAACCCCGTAGATGATTTTGTTGGTTATCGCCCAATCCAAACATTTTTGTTTCACCGGACAGTTTTGGCAGAACTGTTTGGCTTCGGTCGTCCGGGTTCGTTCACCGACCCTCGGAAACCATGTGATCCCGTCGTCGGGATGGCATTTCGAGTCGTTCATCCAGCTGGTGTCGTTGTCGTGCAATTTGTGTGTGTTGAAAAGTTCCATGTAAATGTCATCGGCCCCAGGGCGCGAACCCGTTGCCGCCGGTTTTTTGGGCGTAGTCATAGATTGTTTTCGCCGCGACAAGGTTCAGATATGGGTTGAATAAATCTTTACAATAGGCGACAATCCCCAATGTTTGCAAGTATCCGGCGGGATACCAGCGTGTAGGCAGGCACCATGATCGGTCGTTGATTTGGGTCAGCCCGTAGTCGGTGGAACCATCCTTGTTCAACGTCGTGTTGTGTGACCGTGGCAGGCAACGTGTTTCGCGGTAAATAATGTAGTCGAGGGTCGGCAACTGGTGTTCTTTCCACCCCGCCCGTATCGCCGTATCCCACCATTGGGGGCACAAGGCTTTAGGTTTGGTTATGGCCCCAGAATCCCGCCAGACAGGCCACGGGGCGTGCTGGGCGACCCGAACAGGGGGTTGGCTGTCAACCACAGGGGGTGTTTTGGCGAGGCCCGTAAAACCCCCCACAATGAACGTTGCTGTGAGAACGGCGAAAAGCCGTGAAACGGTAAACATCGGATGATCCTTTCAGCATAGTTGATTCGGGTTTCGCCCCCGTCCCGGACAGACTCCCACTATCCGGGACAGGGGACGACAACTCCCCCCGAATGTTCAGAGGGGGCACCCTTTGTTGTCGTTACGTCTTTAATCAGGTTTGTCAACTGCACGAACTCGTCGAGCGTCATCAACGCTATCCCGCCGGACACGCCTTCGGGCATGGCGACCATCACGAACGGCCTGATGTCACCCAACGCTTTAGAAGCCTCGGACTGCTGTTTGGCTGCACGAAACCTCGTTTCAATCGGGCCGACCTGCGCACCGGCTTTAATTTCAACGCGAAAAAAACCGGACCAATGTTCCTCATGCCTAGAGCCTGCGTTACCTGTAGCAGACAAACCAAGTTTTCGTCGAGCATGGCGGGCTTTAGCATCACCTTTAGTTCGATTCCGTTTCCCCCGAGCCGCAGGATCGTTGCATCCACGAACCCGTCGCTTACCGTCACGAGATGGACGCCCCAACAACCCAAACTTCGGACAGTCAGCGAGGTTGCATTTTTCTTTATCACCTTGACATTCCCCTTTCCGTTCATCGGTCATTACACCGTCCTTGTTTCCAAAATTTTGTCCGCCCACATTTGCGCCCAGTCTATGCAATTCGCACAATTTTTTGTTGTTTCGTGCTTGGTGCCGCAAGAATAAATCCCCTTCCGGCCAGCCATTCTTGCGCCAAACGACCAAGCCATTGAATCTGAGGAACAAAGGCTGTTGCCAAACAATTTAATTCCGTCTTGTTTCAAACCAAATCCATGAAGTCGCAAACCGTCTTTGGTTAAATCATCAAATATTTGTTTTATGCCATCAACTTTTGCCCTTCGACACACAGAACCGACACCAACAACGGGTTCTTCGTGAAGAAGAACGCCATAGTCCGCGTACATCTTCGCGTGTTTTAAGTAATCGTTCGGCACCCATCCTTGAAGAACCGGAATAATTGGTAAATGCGGCGCCAACTGTTGCAACAAAACAAAATTGTGACAAGTTAAATGTTGATGGTCCGTAACAGTTTTGCCAGTTTTCTTTAACATTTGTGGTTCGCACATCCAGTCTTGCGGAGAAGCCCAATCCATCAACCCAATCTCGTCCCAATAACGTGTTACATTTTCGGCGTATTCGTATGCGCTGGTCAACCAGGTTCCAAACATTTTCAATTCGGTAAACCCCCCTGAATCAAGGCACCATTTAACGTTAGATTTTCTAAATTTTTTGTATCGACCAAGTGTTCTATTGGACACAAAAAGAGGGTGGCGAACATCTGTGCGCCACAACCAATTCGGGACATGGGTGCCCAAATAAAATGTGTAACTTTGTTTCATCGGTCATTGAGGGTTGAGTGTTTCAATCAAATCCCAAACCTCGCCTTTCGTCATTTCGTTCAAATTGTGCAACGGATGTTTCACCGAACCGACAGCCAACTCCAATTTTTCCGCATGCGTGACGAAACCTTTGGCCATCATCAACGCCTTCAGTTTGTTGATCTGCGCCGATGTTGCCTTCCCGTCAGGGTCTTTGGGTTTTTCGTTCGGGTGGACGGGTGGCACGGGTGCCGCGTTGAACGTTTCGACGATCATCTGTTCGGCTTCGGCGGGTGTCAACGGTTGCGGTTGGTTTTTCATTTTTTTGAAAACGTCACGCAGTTTGCCCATGTCGTCGTCTTTCAACCCGGTCAACGACACCCCGGCTTCTTTCGCCACCGTTTCCGGGTCAAGGTTCGCCTGTTTGCAGGCTGTCTCGAAACGTTTGATGTTGTCTTGGGACACCACACCGGCGGGTTTCGGTGCCGCGGCGGGTTCATCCCATTCGGATTTCGACCACAACGACAGACAGATACCGAACCGCATCGAAGCGTTCCGCAGAAAATCGCCGACAAGTTCTTTGTCCAAATCGGGTTTGTCCGCCCGCACCGAGCCGACACCGAGCATCGATTTGCCGAGGATGGTGAGGTTGCCCCACATGACGGCCATGCCGTTCGTTTCGATGATCGCGGGTCTGCCGTCAATCCATCCGCACGGTTCCCAAAACCAGTTCGGGTCGATTTCGATGAGGATGCGGGTGATTTCCGCGTGACCCACGAAATCCAGGGTGATGCCGCCTCGCGGCAGTTTCCCGACGATAGACGGGTCCGGTACCCCGTACTGTTTGATGATGTCCTCAAGTTTCATTGTTTTTCTCCTTTCAAAACCACACGGAACGTGCGGATAGTTGACTGTTTCCTGTATTTCGCCACCAGCGCAGGATGATCCTGCTCCAATTTTTTTTGATCCAACGTCGTGCGTGTCGAAGTTTTCCACGTCGCCGCCAACACCCCGTCCAACGTCGCGTACTCCGCCTCACCCATCAGTTCACAAACATCGGCTTTGATTTGGTCTTCGGCTGTTTCCAATTCTTTGATCGACCTTTTGATCGTTTCCAACGAGTTGATGCTGTCCCAAAGTTCGGACGGCAGTTCTATCGTGGTGCCGACACCCTCCGGGAACCTGGCGGTGACGTGCCGGTACTCGTATTCCGCGCCTTCGGGCATCATGCCGAGATCGATGGCCGCCAAAAACTTTCGGCAAGCCTCGATGTGCCGCTGTTTCTCGTCGGAAGAAACCTTCTGAACGAAAGTATGCAACTCCAAATCGGAGTCGAACACCACCCAGTCGATAGACCAAATGTTCGCGCAAATCGCCTGATGGACACCCTGCCAATACCAGTAGTCGGGAAGCTGCCCGTCCCATCTTTTTTTCGTCGTTTTCACCTCGAACACGCGACGATATTCGGGGTCGTCAAGGTTGCAGGCATCCAACGTGGACAAAAGCCGCACCCCGTCCTCTTCGTATCCGAACATTTTGTCCGGTGTATAAAGTTTGATGCCGAGCCTGTCCGCCGCCCATTTGATGAGTGTCGGTTCCAGACGGTTGCCCCGTTCCATCGCCGAGTTCGGCGGTTCGGGTTGCGGCGGTTCGGGGGCCAGCAGTTCGGTGGCGAGATCGGCCATACTTTTCCACGGGTGCGCGTTGTGTACCGTCGCGGCGGCGGACGCGGTGATTTGTGGTTCGCCCCGACTGTTTTTCCATCGCGCCCGCAACCATTCCGCCGAGCCGTGTTCTGGTTTACTTGTCGAAAACCATTTTCTTTCCATCGTTGTCCCTTTTTGGTTTGGTTAAAGTATATCGGGTGGTTGTTGCGGGGTTTTCTTGAAATCTGGTTGTTCCATGACGACGATTTGTTGCACCATCGCCGCCGGAATATGTGTAACCATACCCGAGGTTTTCATGTTTGGCAACTCGTCGGGCATATATGAGCCGGTGATGGAAACATAGTCTTTCAAACAGTTGGGCCAAAGGAAGCCGATTGACACCACATGGCAGGCTTCGGGTTTGTAGTGGTCCAGGTCGATCCACCCGTTGTCGGAATCGAAGGCATCTATCCAGTAGACCGCCACCAGCGACCACGGGCAGGACATTATTGTTCTTTCGGTAGATATTCGTAGGATGCTTGCGACATCGACATGATGCACCCGTCACGGGATATCGCCACCCAGGTTGGGGCGTCAACATCGCAGAGACAACTAACCACTTTTGTCTCATCATATTC